GGCTGGTCGAGACGTTGCCTCGGACGTTGAGAGTAAAGTTTCCGGCTGCGTTGGATGTGTGATACATATGCGCGCCCGATAGGACGTTTAGGATTTCTGCGCCCGAGGTTGCATCTGCCTGGATGTTGGTGGTTTCGCGCGGTGCGGTAATAAGAACGTTGGTGAGTGTCGTGTCCTGGCCGACCGTTGCCCAGGCCGAGCCGGTGTAATACTCGAGCGCGTTGGTGTCCTGTAGGTATGTGACCATACCCTCGCTAGGTGTTAGCGCCGAGGTTCGAGCTGCGCTGTCGGCAAATACCATAACCGACTGGTTCATTAGGTAGGTGTTTAATTCGGATGCGTTTAGCGCGTATCCGTTTGCAAAGACTTTGTATGCCATTAGTTAAAACTCCTTCCAGAGTTCTAGGGTAGTAAACCAGTTATCAACATCGACGGATTGACGCGTTGAGACGATCGTGTAATAGTCCACGATGTTTAGGTTATCGGTTTGGTAATTTACGCCTAGCAACGTGCCAGGGGTAAAAAATGCGGCTTGGGTTAGTGTGCCGAGGCGGTCTTTAGCCGGTGTTGTGACCTGTTCGACTTGATGAGTTGGTGTGCCTGAAAATACGGCGTTTGACCATCGGGTTAGTTCGGTGGTGTTGGTGGTGTTGATGTTGATGTCTTTTGAGATTTCGCCATAAAGGTCGATGCTGTCTTGGTCTTTTATGACGACATAGGTTGCCGAGTTTGACGATAGGGCGACTTTTAGGTTGTTTATTGAGCTGTCGCTATTTGACCTAATTTTTATGTCCGACATACATAGGTGATATGGGTCGGCCTCGGGTGTTGCCGGGTGGTTGTTGCCGACGACATAGGTGGTTCCTGTGCCGGTCTCGACTGTTGGGCGGTTTCTAACCTCGAGTTCGCCGGTGTTTGGGTTGATCCAAAAGATGCCCAGGCCGACTTCGATTGCGTCGTTTAGATAGGTGTTGGCGATTACGTTAGTCGCGCTCGAGGTTGGGATAAGTCCCGAGAGAGTTTCGCTAGCTGCGGATAGGACGTTGCCGGTCGCTGTTGCCAAGGCGTTGATTTGTGCTGTCGGCGCTATGGAGGCTCCGTAGCCTGTGGTGTCCCAACTATCCAAGCGACTATTTACGAGGCGTTTGTGGCTGTCGTAGGCGCTTATAGAGATAGTATTTGGGCCGTCCACGCGGTAGCCGACGTTGATGTCCTCGATGTAGCCGGCAAAAATGGTTTCGTCGATGATGCCGTCGTCCAGGCGAACGCGGATGCGAGTTCCTGATCTAATTGCCGAGTTGTTAGTCGGGTCGAATTGCCAAGATTGCAGGGTCACGCTTAGGGTCGATGGTTCTGCCTGGTAGGAGATGTTCGACTGGATGGAGCCGCCAAGTGAGATGTCAAGCTGCGTGGTCTCGGCCTCTACTGGGTCCCAAATGAACGAGTAGGCTCCCGAGCCGTCGCTTAGGACGTCGGTGCTACCGAGTAGCGAATAGCCGATAATGAATTGGCCATCGCCGCCTAGTTTGTCTGTGCTGCCAAGTTCCGAGACGCCGAGAATAAAAATGTCGCCGGCGGCGTTAGGGACGTAAACCTCGACTTTGATGTCGGTGGCTATATCAAAATTGGCGATGCTAGTCATTAGTAGGCTACCTGCGCGCCTGTCCTCGAGTAATACTTATCCAGGGCGTCCACGACATCCGCGCCGTCTACGGTGGCCTTGTTGATGTTGATGTTCACCTCGGTCGGCTGGAATGATTGACGGCCGAACTTGATGTTACCTGTCGAGAGATTGCCCGATACTGGTGCTTGTGGGACTGTTAGGGGCGCGTTGCGGAGCGTCGGGATGATTTGCCCGTTATTGTCGCGGAGTTGCGTGTTAGGTCCGGTGCTGGTTGGCGCTGTGTCGCCTTTGAGCGAGAGAACTAGGGCAACGGTTCCTGCAATACCGGCGATTAGCCCTAGGGATGCGTAGAGGCCGCGAACGCCTACTGCGGCAGTTGCGGCTGTGGTGCCGACTGCGGTCTGGCTTGCGGCTACTGCGGCGTTTCTTGCAGCTACGGTTGCGGCAACGGTGTTGTAAATACCTAGGCCAGTAGAAAGAACTTTGATAGCGATACCGGCGGTTGCGATCGCGGTGGACCAGTTGATTAGTGCGTCGGCGTTTTCGATTGCCCAACCGACCAAAATCTCAAACTTACCGGCCAGTCCAGTTATCAGCTCGACAAAACCCTGGAGTTTGGCTTGGCCCTCCGGTGAGGCGACCCAGGCCGAAAACTTTTCTAGGGCTGGTAGGAGTGCCATACCGACCTGCTCCTGGAGTTCACCGAAAACGATTTGCATCCGTTGGTAAGGGTCGGTATTGGCCGCCTTTTCTGCCGCGCCGCCGAATGCTTTTGCCAAGTCGTCGAGAGGTGTCTTTGACCCTTTGAGGCTTGGAATTAGTTTGAGGAGCGCGGTGTCTGACCCGGCGAGGCTCTTGGCTAATGCCTGGCTAACTACATCGAGGCCTTTGCCTGTGCCGGCTGCTACGTCGAGCGCGAGGCCGAGGAGTTCGTTTGCTTTGGTTGTGTCTTTGGTTGCTAGTGCAAGTTTTTGGTATGCCGGGCGGAGTTGATCGTCTGCGACCGAGGTGGCAAATTGGTATTTCTTGATTACGCCCTCGACCGATGCGATTTGGTCGTCGGTTGCTCCCATAGTGTTGCGGAGCGCGTTGGCTAGGAGTTCCTGGCTTTTTACATCCTCGATGGCGGCCTTGGCTGCGTCCTCAAGTTCGTTAGCGATGAAACGGAACGATAGGCCGACACCGATAGCGGCAAAGGATCGAGTGATTGCTTTTGATGCGCTCGAGGCGCGTTTGGTCATAGATTGCAGTTCTGACTGCGCGCCCTGCGTAGCGGAGGTTAGTTTCTTAAACTCGCCTAGGATTTCGACGTTGAGAACTAAACTCATCCGCTTGACCTCTCCTCAAGGGCGTCGATGAACGCCCGGTATTCGGCAAGCGTTAGATTTCGATAATCGCTAGGCGATAGTCCTGTTGCGATACAGAACGTTGCCAGGCGTTTAGCGGCCTCGTTTACGCTTGCGCTTTTGGGTCGGCTAGATACTCCGATACCCAGTTGGTTGCCTCTGTGAACGTCATTTTACCGACATCCTCAATTTTGGCATTTTTGTCTGTGCGTTGCTGCAATAGCCACACCAAGAATTTGAGTGCGCGACCAGGGAATTCGCCTTTACCGAAAAGTGTATTTACCGACGATCCAGTTAGTTTCTCTAGCTGCTCGATTTCGTCCATAGTTAGAACGTCGAGGATGTTGCGCTCTGTGTTACTCATCTGTGCCTTTCATTTGACTTGAGAGCCGTTGCGCTTTATCAAGTCGTCCATTTGCTTGTAGTAATTATCGTAAATCTCTTGCCTAGTGTATCCAAGAGCTTTAGCAAAAAATGGATTTGGTTTGATGTGCCGTTTAAACCAACCCCAATGGATAGGGTTTGCATATTGCACAGTCGTATTGTTACCGGCGCGAATTGTTACGCCTCTAGCGGTAGCTGCTAAACGAATTGTGTCTCGCAACTTTCCGCTGCGAACTGGCACCAAGTTTCTAGCCTCTGCAACAGTAGCCTCTCCTGCGAGCTTTGCAGCTGCGGAGATTTCTTTTTGCGGATACCCGATTTCCTTTAAGGCTCTGTTTAGATCCTTAAGTCCATCGACCTTGATGCCAGACGCGTCGGTCATTACTAAGCGGTGGTGTCGATTTCCACGCCGTAGTAGATGTGGCTTGCAGGGTTGTGGGTCGCGTTAGACACCTGGAGCGTAATCGAAAACTGCGCGATTTCGTTCGAGGTGAGGTTTAGCGGTGGCAACTGGTCAAACACTACGGTTCCCTTGTAGTGAGGCTGGTCGGCCGATGGTGAAGCGTTGCCGTTAGGTGCGATGGTGAACGATGCGGTCGAGCCAAAGTTGGTCCATAGCAACTGGTAGAGGCTTGTGTCGTCGCCCGAGATGATGCCATCTAGACGTAGCGACCAAAGGCCTCCGGTGCGAGTTTCGCAAAAGGTTTGGACGTCGCCAGGCTGGTCGCCTAGTTCCAAAACAACTGCGTTAGCGTCGCAAGCGTAATCGGTCGTGCCGATTTTAAAAACAATGTTTTGCGCTTTGATGCGCGTTGATGCTGCCATTTCGGGCCTCTCTTAGATTGTGATCTGGACGTCGGTGTTTACAGAGACGGCTAGATACTCGGTGTTATTTGTTTGTAGATTGTAGGGCTGTCCGGCTTGGAGCATCCGCGCGTAACCTGGTAGGGCCAAGATGGTCTGTTCCAGGAGTTCGTCGAGTTTCTCTGTTGCCATTTTGTTAGTGGCCTGTGCAGCGACTAACACTAGCTCGAGGTTGAGAGTGTATTCGCTCCCGATGCTAGATGGGCGTAGGTATGGGACGCCCGAGTTGATGATCACGATAGGCGGCGTTATACGCTCTGGCACGTAGTCCATTACGTTTAGGCCGCCGGCAACTAGGTCGAGTTTAAACTCGGCCTTGGCTGCGCTAATCTCGTTCGTCATACGCCGAAACCAACATAAGGCTGGAGTAGCGGATAAACGGCGATCATCGGGTCACGTGCGACGCGGACCGGGGTTCCGTCCATCGAGGCGAACTGTGCGACGCCTTGAGGGGCGCTGCGGCGGTGGAAGAGTTCCGACGAGACGATTAGGGTCGCCTGGTCTTTGATCGTAGCCGGGACGGATGTAACTGCACCGATGTAGCGGACGACTAGCGCGAGGCCGCCGTCTAAACACTCCTGCGGAAAATCAGTTTCATCCGTTCCAACATACGACTGGAACTCTGCCAACGTCACAGACATTTTTACCCGATTACGCGGTTACGTCGAGCTTGACGATTGCGCCAACGCGTGGGGTTGCGATAGCCATATATCCGTATACGCTAACGCTGTCCGTAAGGGTAGTTACGTCCCCATCGTTCAGGCGAACTGGAGCGCCGGCGCTTTCCATAGTCAATACTGCCTGGCTGTTAGCCAAGTAGACGACGCCGGTGCCGATTGCAGGGTCCACGATGATTGGCAAGCCAAATACCGAGCCTGATAGTCCAGGGATAGACATAGTGCCGATGTTGTTTACACCGTTGCCGTCTGCCAATAGGACTGGGCGACCGTCTGAAGCAGCGACCTTAGCAATCTTCACGTAGCCGTCGGTGCCGGTGAGGATGAACTCTGGGCGTAGGCCGGTGTTGGTGAAGATGTAAGCTGCGCCGTTAGCGATACCCTCTGCGAGTGAGCTTGCGGTGCCGCCGTCTGCATCGAAAATCTTGCCGGTGTAGTCAAGAGCGCCGATTGCGGTTACTAGAGCCGAGTTGGTTGCTCCTGCGTAAGCAAGTGCGAGGCCCTGGAATACCTGGTCAAGAGTGTTTACCTGTGAACGCTCAACATATTGGCGGCTAAAGGTGGTGTATCCGCCGTAAGTCTTTACGGTTGCAGATACGGTCTCAAAGGTTAGGTTTCCGAACGATAGTGCCTCGTTCTCTGGGTCTTGCTGGCCGACTGCAAGGGTGTTGCTGTCGATTTTTGCATACTCAACGGTTAGGCCGCTTGCTGGTAGTGCTGCCTTGCTAAATGCGGTAACGGTTGGGCGGTTGTTGGCGATCAAGGTGTTGATGTAGCCAAACCAAGGTGCGACGATTGCTGCGTCTGCCGAGGTTGATGCGGTGCGAGCGAACTCGACTGCCTTGGTGTCGCCGGCGACTAGCGCCTTAGCGAACTCTGCCTGTGAGCGGAATTCGCTCCCGGCTGGTGCTGGTGTTGCGACGGTCTGACCGGCCTCGACGACGCGGCGTAGTTCCGCAACCTCGTCCTGAACGGCGCGAACGTCTAGCTCAATGTTTTCTGCCATTGGGTTAGTTTCCTGTTCTGGAGTTTCGGGTTCGTCGGTGTCGGCAGGGTTTCCGCCGTCCTCTCGGACCTCGGTGATGTTTGCACCGGCAAAGGCCGGCCACGCTACTACTGATACCTCTTTGAGAGCTACTTTGGTGCGTGTAATCGTTTGGCCGTCGCGCTCGCTTTCGAGAGGGACGAAACCAACCGAAAATTTATTTAGAACGCCGTCGCGCATAAGAGCTAGTGTCTCGTCTGCTCGCTGGACGCCCTCGGTTAGTCGGGCGGTGATCTCGTAGCCGGCGTCTGTTTCGCGGCCCGAGATTACCTTGCCGATTGGTAGGTTGTCGTGTTCGTGTCCGTAAAAAATCTTTACGTCGGCAACATCGCTAATCGCTCCAGGCGCGAAACGCTCCTGGTAAACGCCGCCGATGTCTGCGCTTTGACCGTATGGGACGGCTAAGCCGGTGATGGTGCGCTGCTCAAGGTCTGCGCGCGCCTCAAACTCTCTAATCTCAATTTCCAAGGGTTGGCTCCGTTCCGTTTATTCCCTCTTTGTTTTTGACGTATGTCGGGTCCAAGAAACCTGCCTCGATGCCGACCTTGTAGTAGTCGTAACGTGCAGCTACGTCTGCCTTAAACAGATGCTCAAAGTCGAACTCGACGCGTGTGCCGCGTGGTAGGCAGTTGCTTAGGGCATCGGTGATGGCGTCGGTGTAGGCCATAAGCGTGTGCCTATAAAACACCTGGTTCTCATCCTGCAAATTTGTGTAGGTGTCGCTAGATCCTGGGACGGTTGTGAGCAATAGTCGCGCTGGGATACCGAATAGGCGAGCGATGGCTTGGACCGACTGCTCTTGGATGTCGGTAAAGAGCGCATCTCGCGGGCTTAGCGCGATCTGTTTGTAGTCGAAACCGTTGCCCAGGACTGCGACTTGGCGGTTCTGTTGCTTGTTGTGCCAAGTAGCGGTAATGGTTTCTGCGTCTGCGGTGTTTAGCATCTGGTTGGTAGTCAAGATGCCGGTAGGGACGCCGGCGGCGCTAAACCAGTTAGCTGCGTAGTCTCGTAGATCGAGGGCGCTCGCGATGTCGCGGTTGCAGGTCTCGATTGGTGATAGGCCGCGCAATACTCCGACGCGACTAAAGAGCTTGAGGTGTTCGACGTCTGCCTGGCTGTATTTTTTGCCCTGGTAGTAGTAGTCCACGCCTCGGCCGATGTCGTTGCTATCGACGTATTGGATGCTAACCGACGACGCTGGCAAAAGGGTCAAGTTATTGACGCCGCCCGAGGTGGAGTAAGACTTTAGCCAAAACGCGTTGCCCTCAAGGGCCAACGATACGACGGTCTGAAACATAAAGTCGCGGCGTGTCTCGATTAGCGACGGCTTGTTTACCAGTATCGGGTTTTCGATTTTCATTTCCATACCGGTCGCATAGCGGTAGGTGTCGAGGTTCATCTTGCTAATTGGGGTAGCGATGATTTGGACTGCGCGATAGACGGCGGTAAGCGAGAGGGCGCTGTCGGAGGTTGCGTAAGTCGCCGAGCGTGATGGGACGGTCGGTTGGACTGCGCGAGTTTCCTCGACGCGGTTAGTAAGTCGTTGCCATAGTGAGGCCATACCATAAGTCTAGGCCAGGCAATAACATTTCGCGCATTTAGAGCGTGTCGCGCTAAAAAACTTGTATGCCAGTATTTACGGCTCGGCTCGAAACGTAGAGCGCAAACACCGTTGCCATTAGTGCGTCAATTTCGCCAAGCGACTTCTCGCGCGAGATTAGCCAGGTCTCTCCCGAGTATTTTGTAATTCCATTTTGGGTTTGGACCGTTAGTAATGGATCGTTGTTATGGCGGACTGTGCCAGTCGCAAACATCGCATAAACGACCGAGCAAGCCGCGCTAACCTCCTTGGTCCACAACTGCCAAACCGGGATGCCGGCAAGTTTGAGACGCTTAGAGAGGCTTGGGAATTGGCGGTCATCCATAACGATTGCTCGAGGCGAGTAAGTCGTGAATAGTCTCGTTAGCTCGTTGTAGAGCATCTGTTCGGTCGGCGCGACGTATGAGGCGACCAGTTCGGTTTCTTGTAATTCGCCGTTGGCATTAGCCGCCGCGATGGTCGCATACTCCCAGTTCCTCGAGCGGTCGATTGCGAATACAACGCCCTGGGGATTGGTGATGCCCTTGCCGGTTGCCGCCTTAAAGAGTTCGCCCGGTAGCCACGACGCTGCGGTGCCGGATACAAATTGGTTGAGCGTGTAGCGGCGGACCTCGTTCTCGGGTTGAGTAGCGATGTCGGTAATCACTCGATCCAGGGGAACGCGTCCGCAAGCGACGGCAGGGTTAGCGGCCATAATGGCCGAGGCGCTATCCAACGGTGCCGAGGTCGGGGCCTCCCAAATAAACGCGCCAAACCTCTCCAGGCTTTCATCGCCCTCGATTGCTCGAGCTGCAGATTTGTAAAGTTCGATAAGTGTCTCGGAGGTTTGGTCGCCGGCGGTAGTAATCATAATTACGGTCGCATCGTCCATCGCTGTCGTGCCTTTAGTCGCTGCAGTCCAAATACCCTTTTTAGCCAAGTGGCCCTCGTCGAGCAATACGCGGACAAACGGTTTACCCTGGAGCGCGCCCTCTTTAGCCGGGCTAACTTTGTATTTGCCGGTGCCGTCGCTCTTAGCGATGCCTCGGGTCTCGGTAGTTTTCTTAAAGCGTTTAGCAAGCCAACCGAAACTGTCGATAACGTGCTTTACGCGATCGTAAATAATTGTTGCCTGGTCGTAGCTCGAGGCGATGCTTGTGACGTCGCCCTTGTGGAATACCAGGGCATCGAGGGCCAAGCCGCCGCCGAGGACCGTCTTACCGTTCTGTCGGCCAAGTGAGATTAGGACCTGTCGGTAGCGCAACTGCCCAGGGTATTTAGGATGGTCGGCCGGGTAACGCTCAAGGACGTGACGGAGCAGCCAACGCTGCCACTCGTCAAGTTCTATCGGCTCGTCGGTCTCCGGCGTAACCCAACAGAGCTGCATAAGTTTGATAAGCCTGTCGCCATCCGTAATGAACTCCTCGGATAGTGGAGGCGTGTATCGCGCCGGCAACTGAAGCATTAGCGAGTGAGCAACTCGGCGAGAGGGTCGTGATCTACTGCCTGGCCTTTGAGTTGGCGCGAGATTTCGAGGACTGTCTTGCGTAGCTCGGCTGCGGTCGAGGTGTTGGCCTCGGCATCAAACGCCTCGGCTAGTTTGAGGGCAAGGCCGGCGAGGACCATTTGTTCTAGGTTCATCTCGAGGCTATCTAGCCACGACTGGATTGCTTTGGTAACCATCTAGGTTCTACCTCCGAATAATTTGATTGGTTTATAAAAAAAGCAAATGCTAGCGCGGGGTATCGCGCGGTTCACAGAAAAAACGCTATCGCAATTTTTTTATGAAACTTTTTAGATTTTGCTCTAAATAGCCTTGTAAGGCTCTCTGCCGCCTTTTTAGGTCTGGTTTGATAAAGGCATACCATCTGTTTTTTATGGTCCTGCCGCGCCATTCTTTTGGTTTCCTGTATCTGGTTGCTCTGTGCTTGGCCATTTGCTTGCTCTCTGTGTCGTTGCTTGGTCGTGGTGAGGGTGCCGTTTTCATACCCTCCCCCTTTTGTTTTGGGGGCGGTCTATTTCCAACGATCGCTGTGCCAGGGGACGCGCTTGTATGTGCGGTCCTGTTTACGGCCGTTGCACTCTCGGCACATAGATTGCAGGTTCTCGATGTTGTGGTTTGGTTCGCCGTTGCCAGGGGCAATTATGTGGTCGATGGTCCAATTAGCGCCCTCTAGTTCTTGTCCACAGGTGGCACATACTGGGTCAAGTATTTTTTTTGCCTGTTCGCGAGCTTGTTTCCAAGCCGTCGTATTATGCCAGTCAGCCACGATTTGCCTTGTCGAGGAGTATGTCGGTGCGTATCTTTTCCATACCGTCGAGGATGTGTTTGATGTCTTTGCTTGGTTTGATGTGGCTGGCTTGGATTTCGTCGTTGATCCATTTGGCGACCATTAGTAATGCTCGGGCGCTGCCTAGTCGTTCGCTTGATTTCATTAGCGGTTCCATATAGGCGGCTACGTGGTCGTATGTTGGTGTTTCGCTCATTTGGTTTCCTCGATTAGTTCGATTAGTTTGTAGAGTTCGGTTTTGACGTTGAGGACTGGGCGGTGTTCCCAGTTCTGTTGGATGTTTAGGAGCATTTGCACGATTTCGCGGTTGCGGTCTGCTCGTCCGGCGTTGTAGTTTTCGTTGCGGACTTGGATTAGTTGCTCTTGTGTGTATAGCAAGTCGGCCATTATGCGACCCTGTGGAGTTCTGCGGTGCGCTCTCGTAGCTCAAATAGTCCTTTGAGGTCTTGCTCTTTGTCCATTATGAGCCGGGCGTATAGTGCGCGGTAGTTGTTGTTTAGTTTGTAGCCGCCGGTCTTGTCTGGGTTTAGGTGGCTGTTCCAACGTAGGACCTCGAATAGGGTTGCGATGCCTAGTTTTTGGCTGCCGTTGGTTTGCCAGGTGCGCGCTAGTTTGACTAGCTGCACATAAACCTCTGGGTGTTGGGCGTGGAATTCTCTGAATTCGGTTTCGATGCGATCTGCGCGGAATATGTCGAATTGCATTAGCGGCGTCCGCCTCGGATGAATTCGCCGATTAGTAGGACGACCATTGTGCCTAGTAAGAACGCTAGTGGGATGCCGAGGTATGGCGACCATCCGTTGCGGCCGATGTAGTCCGATGCGACGATTGTGAAAATGAAAGCGAGCATTAGCCCGATTGTTTTTAGCATCTGTGTTGCCTTTCTGTGTGTGGTGTGGTCCGGGCCTCTAGGACATCTGAGAGGGGGTCTCGATTTAGGGGCGAGGCCCGGCCACGTTTTTAGATTACCGAATTGGTGCTGTAAGTCAAGTTGTCGGCGTGTCGTGGCTTGGCCATACGGCTATGAATACTCCTGGCTCGTTGTCGTCTGCCCAGTTCTTTTGGGCGGTTAGTGATACGACGCGGCAGTCGTCCTCGATGATTGCGCTATCGGTTAGTGCGTCCAAAATACTTCTGCAGAGCTTGTCAACGTCCGGCTTTTGGATCATTTGTTTTTTGGTGTTTGATTTGGCTCGAGGCATACTGAAAATAAGTGAAACGTAAACTGCGCCCTTTATTTGCTTGTAGTCTTTGTGGTTCTGGATGTGGGTGGTTACGGTTTTGCGCCAACCCTTGTTATCGACCGAGGCATCGACTAGGACTGCGCGCTTGTTGATGATGAACGCCTTTTTTGAGCCTTGTGGTGTTGGTATGCCTGGTATCCAGTAGGTCTGCATCTCGGTCATTTAGTGCCGCCTTTGGCCCATAGGTGGACTGCGGTGATGTAGTCGCCGATTAGTTCGACGTTTTGGTTCTTTAGCCGGTCGCCCTCGTTGTCGTCGATTTTCTCGTCCCATAGGAGTTGGTTGATGTTGTAGAGATCGCTTTTCCAAGTTGCCAAAGCCTCGGCGGTCAAGAATAAAACGATTTCGTCGGTTGGTAGGTGGCCGAGGTCTCGGTCGATTACCTCTAGCTCGATGTCTGCGATTGTGGTTGCGCTCATTAGAACGGCACCTCGTCGGTGGATGTGAACGTTGGTGCTTGTTCGGTTCCGATGGCTTGGTGGTGTTGGATGATGCCGGCGTCGTTGAGGTGGTGTTCGACAGTTGTGCGCTCCTCGAGCGTTACTTTGTCGGTGTAGGTGCCGATTTTGGTTGATAGTCGGCCGTCGATGATTACCTCGTCGCGCTCTGCCAGGTGTAGCTGCGGCTTATCAAACCATACGGTCCAAAGAACGTATTTGTCTTGGCCTCTAAAGTTTGATTTCTCCCAAAGTTTGACCAAGCCCTTGCCGGTCTGGGTTTCGATGGATGATGCAATTGTGCCTGGCACTTGGATCATTGGCATTTTCTGTGTTTCCTTTGTTTGTAGTTCCTGCGAAAAGTTATCCACAGGTTTGTCTAATAATGATTATTAGATATCTTTATTTCTCTTTATTTTAAGTTTTCTTTATACGACAAAAACGTCGCCTATTGCGGTCAAGAATGTCGCCTATTGACGTCAAGAATGTCGCCTATTGCTAGGTCGCCTGTGGATAAGTCTCGATGCCAAAGAGTGCCGTCGCAACCCTGGGGACAGTCCAAACGGATAAAGTAACGGTTCGTCGTAGCTGCTCCCGAGTAGGATAAGCCGCCGTGAATTTCGGTCTCGATTTCGCCAAGTTCGACCAGGTGATCCAGGGAGCGTTGGACGGTTCGGATGGTGGTGTTTGCGTATCGCGCGAGTGTCTCCTGGCTTGGCCAACATCCCAATTCGGGGTTTTCGTTGGTGTGCCAGGCAATTGCGACTAGGACCATCTTGGTCGTGCCTCGAGCGTGGGAATGGTTTAGGACTGCGGCAAGCGCCTCTGCGGACATCTGTGTTGCCCTCTCGTTTCTGTGTGTGTTTTTGTGATTGGTATGTTATAGGATTTTAGTAGTCCCCCTAAGTTCTGTGTGCTTAGGGGGACACCAACGTTTACGGCGTGTCGTCGATGATAATAGTGATGTCCTCGGTTATGGCTTTGCCTACTGCGTCGATGCTGCTAATAAAGTCTTTTGATTGCAGCGATCTAACTGCATCTTTTCGTAGCTCGCGCAACTTGTCGAGGTCCTTGGTTCGGACTAGGTTATCGAGTTCGGCTCTCCAGTCTCGTTCGTTGTGGAGAGTGCCGCGCTGGACCTTTTCCATCTCCTCCTGGCTTGGGCGTTTGCCCTTTGGAGAGTATGAGAACGTAGCAAGTGCGCGGCCGATTGCGGATGTGGCACAGTTCTCGACAAAAGAGATTTTGTTAACCGGTGAGCTGTTGCGCGTCTCTTGGGCAAAGTCGATTGCGACTGGTCGAGGGTCCTCGCGGTCGGCGTAGATGCTGGCCTTGATTACTATCTCGGTCTCGTTGATTAGAACGATCTCGGTGTGGATGCGGCCGTTGTTGTGGTCCTGCCAAAAGCGGCGAATTCTGCTCTCGACTGGTTCGTAGTCTTGTGGGTTAAAAGCCATCGGTGGCCCTTTCTGTGTAATGGTGCTAACAGTATAGGGCCGACCGGCTACTTTTTAGGTTTGGTTTTTGATGCGACGGTTTCGATTGCCGAGTTGATGGATTGGGTAAATTCGTCGTCTGGGACTTCGCCCTTGCCGGCGTAGGTGAATAGAAGTGCCATAGCAAGCCCGAGGATGGCTCCAGACGCTCCGAAAACGGCAGACTGGAGTGGTGGCAACCCTTGGAGGCTACCGGCTCCCAAAAAGGCGATACCGGCTCCTAGCGCGAACGCTCCGACGCGTAGGACGCGTTTGATGAATTTACTTTTTAGGAGACTTTTTAGCTGCTGGTTTGGTTTCGGCAACTGGGGCCTCCTTTATTTCGACGTCGATGGTGACTGGGGTGAGGCTCGCCTCGATTAGGACTAGTGGGTCCTCAACTGGGTTGGTTGCCAGGTTGATTTTGTCGCCGGCCATTAAGTGCAAATGTGGCCCAGAACTGGCGCTGCCGCTGTTTCCTGACTTGCATAGGACTTGGCCGCCCTTTACTGGGTCGCCGACTTTCCAGGTTGCAGACTGGTCGCTTGCCAGGTGGTAGTAACCAAAGATTTTTACCTCTTGCTTACCCTTGACGATTACCGGGCAACTTATCTCGATAAAGTAACCGAGAACTTTGGTTTCGCCTATGTTCTTGACGCGCCCTGATCCGATTGCGATTAGGTCTGTCCCTGCCTGGACCGAGTAGTCGAGGCCGCGGTGTGGGCCGAGGCCGAGTTTCTTGCGCGTCTCGCCGTGGGTTCCAAACTTGTCGCTAATGCGTGTTGGCTTGGCCGGGTGGAATGTTTGGACGGTTACTTTTTTGGTTGCCAATTTAGCCTCCTATGGCTGTCTGTGCGATTGCGACGATTGAGCCGCCGATGGCACCGGCGAAACCCATAAACAAATAAATCTTTTTTTGTAGCTCGCGGACGTCGCGCTCGAGTTGCTTGTATCCGTTCATCTCGGCCTTGAGCGTTGCCAGGTCCTTGATGATCGTGATAAGTAATTCGCGGTCGGTCGTTTCGGCCATTAGAGAGCTGCGATTTCCTCGGTGGTTAGTCCTAGTGCCTCGAGTTTTGCTAGGGCGCTTGCTTTGGCTGTGGCCTTGGCGTCGAGTTCGGCCTGGAGTGTTGTCTGGGCGGTCGCGGCTGCTGCCTGGTCTGCCTCGAGCTGCGCGATTTCCTCGGTAGTTAGTTCGACTTCGACGATTTCGCCTGTCGCGCAATTGACCTCGATGCGAGTTGGTTTAGTTGCTTTTGCCATTTGATTTCCTTTGTTATGAGACGGTTGCTCCGCCTGATCCCTTTGTTCTGCCATAGAGCGAGAAAACGGAATATTGGGCGATTGTGGTTGATCCGAATGGGAGTAGGGTAATTGAGTTAATGGCCGATGTGCTGGTCCATCCGCCACCGTTTACGCCGTTAGATGCCGTTGATGCGTTGCGCGACCAAGCCCATTCTGCTGTAACGGTTTTAGCGTTCGCGCTTGCGTAATAAGGGATTTCGATTTTTACGGTTCCCATATAGTTAGCGGCGATGTTTCCTCCAGGCACGTATGCAGCCTCTATTTTGGCGGCGGTGCCGTTGTAGGCTTTGCCGATGGTGCCGACTAGGTTGGCAATTTGTCCCCAGGAATAGTTAGTTGCGGTGTCGCCATTAAACCTAAGTGAGAGTTGGTCTTGATCGTATCCGGCGCTTGAGAATTTTGCGGATGCGATTAGGACTAGGTCTGTGTATGTTGCCGGGATGCTGCTAAACGTAATGCTGGATACTCCGCCGGCTCCGACGGTCGTGGTTGAGATTAGGGTTAGGCTCATTATGCGGTTACTCCGTAAAGTGCGATAGACGTCCCGGTTGCAAATTGCCAGTTATCCATACCGAAAACGATGCTTGTGATTGCGGCTGTAGATGGTGTTCTCGCGCCGTTGTTTGCTACCTGGTATCCGGCTTGGTTTTGGCTTTTTATGAACGTATTCTTACGACGGTCTGTTGCCGAATAGTCTGCGATATACATAGTGATGCTGTTGTAGTAGCTGCTGCTAATTGACTGGTAGTTCTGGTCGATGCGCGCCGCAGACGTGTTAAAAGTGGTCGTTGCGTTGATGGTCGTGGCGTTGCCATCGGTAATGATGAAGCCGTAGAGCGATGTTAGGCCATTTATTTTGTATGTGATGCTGTCGCCGCCGGTTGTGCTTTTTGCATTGATAACGATAAAAAGATCTCGGTAACTTTGATCTATGCTCGAAAAGGTGATTGTGGTCGCATTAGCGCCAAGTGTGACGTTAGCCAGGGCTACGAGTGCAGAGGGCATTATCCACCAATTCCATAAATACTAAAGCGGCTGCCGGCTATCCAGTCGCCGCTGCTTAGGTAGAAACTTAGGCTTGTGATTGCGGCGGTGTTGAGGAATACAAACGATCCGTAAGTCATATAGCCGACTGCGGTATCTACGCTATCTACGCGGCTTTGGAAACGTCCAGTCTTGTATTTTGTAGTCGCGCCATAATCGGAGATTTCCATTTCCGTTCCCGAAAAGTATCCGGCCGTGTGGCTGTTGTTTTGTGTATAACCAATTTGCCCGGCAGTTGCTACGGTCGCCGATGCGACGTTAGAGTTCGAGCCGCTATAAACTTCGGTGCCGTGCCACCAATAGCTCGAGCTTGTGTCTCCGTTTACTCGGACAAAAACGTTAGACATTCCGGTTGTTCCGGTGCTTGAGCGACCCGACAGAACAATTCGCAAGTGTTTGTAAGTGCTTGGTATCGAACTAAGCGTGACGGTCGTTGTATTAGATCCAAGTGTCGTTGTGCTTATCAAGTTGTAAGCCGGTAGGACTGCCGAGCCACGACTAAAGCCGTAGCCGCTTAGGGCATCGCTGGCAAGTGTGGTTAGTAGTGGCATTATGCGAACTTAGTCTGTGACCCTAGGACCATAAACGTCGCGCTAGCCGTCTTGGTGATTGCGAACGAGTAAATGTCCACACTCGAGGCGTTGCCAGCTGTTGGTGCGGTTCCGCCCTGCCATTTGACGGTCTGCGCGTTGCCGTCGATAGTTAGCGCGGTTAGGTAGTAAGCGGTAGCGCCATTGGTGCAGCTAAAAACGGCTGTAATTGTTTGGCCGACCGAGAGCATACTGTCGAGGCTGGTCGAGACGTTGCCTCGGACGTTGAGAGTAAAGTTTCCGGCTGCGTTGGATGTGTGATACATATGTGCGCCCGATAGAACGTTTAGGATTTCTGCGCCCGAGGTTGCATCTGCCTGGATGTTGGTAGTTTCGCGCGGTGCGGTAATAAGAACGTTAGTGAGGGTGGTGTCCTGGCCAACCGTTGCCCAGGCCGAGCCGGTGTAATACTCGAGGGCGTTGGTGTCTGCCAGGTATGTAACCATACCCTCGCTAGGTGTGAGGGCCGAGGTTCGAGCTGCGGCGTCGGCGAACACCATAACCGACTGGTTCATTAGGTAGGTGTTTAGTTCGGATGCGTTTAGCGCGTATCCGTTTGCAAATACTTTGTATGCCATTAGTTAAAACTCCTTCCAGAGTTCTAGGGTAGTAAACCAGTTATCAACATCGACGGATTGACGCGTTGAGACGATCGTGTAGTAGTCCACAATGTTTAGGTTATCGGTTTGGTAATTTACGCCTAGCAACGTGCCAGGGGTAAAAAATGCGGCTTGGGTTAGTGTGCCGAGGCGGTCTTTAGCCGGTGTTGTGACCTGTTCGACTTGGTGGGTTGGGTTGCCTGAAAATACGGCGTTGGACCATCGGGTTAGTTCGGTGGTGTCGGTTGTGTTGATGTCGATGTCTTTTGAGATTTCGCCATAGAGGTCGATGCTGTCCTGGTCTTTTACGACGACGTAGGTTGCCGAGTTTGACGATAGGGCGACTTTGAGGTTGTTGATTGAGCTGTCGCTGTTGGACCTAATTTTTATGTCCGACATACATAGATGGTATGGGTCGTCCTCGGGTGTTTCTGGGTGGTTGTTTCCAACTACAAAAGTGGTCTCTGTGCCGGTCTCGACT